TTCCATTGAGTTCTGGTTGATAACAATCCAACCACCGGGATCAACGTCATCTGCTTTGGCATAGCCACATAGCTGAGCTACGTAACCAAATGGGTCACTGGCCGCTAGCTTCTCTGCTGACTCAAACTTGTTTTGAAAGCTGTAGTTGCTAGCCGTCTTCACATCCCAGACAGCATTATCGATTGTTAGGTCGTTAGTGCCTGATATTTCTTTGTCAGCAAACTTGCCTTTGACTGCCTTAGCATCTTGATAAACTATCCCAGCTTCTTTCATCACGCCTTTGAACACTGCTTCAACAATGTCACCAACGATCATGTTTAAAAGAAACACGGTGTTAAACGAGGATGCTGTCTCTGGCTTGTTCTTGGCATACCATAGCTGGCAGTAGGGCTTGCCTACGTTAGACATACGCCAACGAAACTTATCGCCCTTACGGGACTCCGTGAACTGCTTCTTAAGGGCAGTGGCAATATCTGCCACCACCCCTGAGATAGTTTGATCACTCATTGTTGCTTCGCCACGGGTTACGTTTTGAAGCCATGAATGAATCTTCAGTTCATTAAGCTGCATCTTCGTCATCTACATCTATAAAGACGCTGTCCCCTAAGATGTCATCTACTGCACTTTGTTCTTCGGCAGAAGACATAGAGCCTTTGTTCTCATCCCACTTTTCAAACACGTACTTGTTATGGTTTTCAATCCAATCAAGTAGGTCTTTGATAGTGGCTTCATCTTTGTCTGTGATATCTATTGATGTAGTTAGATCCAATGCTGGCACAGGTAAGAAAAACGAACCGCCTGTCTGTAGCTCTTGCTCAGACGTATCCATTGTAATCTTATGCTGGATTGGAAGCTTGCGCTGCCGCCCCATCTGCGTGAATGGCTCAGCCATTAGCTTGAAAGCTGACTTGTTATCAATCTCCCAGATGAAAGACTGCACAGGTACATCAACAGCATTACCTTTTTCATCCACAGGATTGATCATTTCGATCTCACCCATGATCACACGTACGCGTTTGATCTGCTTGATCTTTTCTTTCATATCATCAGATAGAGCATTCCAATCTTGGATGAAACCAGCTGGCTTACCACAGTTGAAACCACCTGAATCATCTTTCAGATCTACCGTAAGGTTCTCGTGCATGACAGTTTTGGTAAACGTGTTGGTGTTTGTGTCATACTTTTTGTACATGAAACGCTGTAAGAAAGGGCGAATGATCACCTGCTCTGCGTAGTACATAGCCGTGTTTGGCACTTCCAGACGGTAGTAGCCTGATGGTACAATCTCTACTGAACGCTTTCCGTCCTTTTCTTTCACGCCTTGATTCCAGATACGTAGTCGCGGAAGCGTAGAAGACTTTGCTTTGGTTGTGGTCGAACTTGCCACGCCCATTAGTTGCGCCATTGCGCTATAGTTATCGGTGTTAATTACAGCTAAATCACTCATGATTTTTGTAGCTCCATTATTTTAAGTTGAATCACTAGTTATATTCATTTTTGTACCCACTGTCAACTTTGTCAACAGTAACTTTCCACTTCATTAGTGTCTAACCAATTTGGTCCGACCTTAGCATCTAACTCCATAGGCACGTTCATATCAAACCCCCAAGTTTTAAGTATCGAAGGGGCTATACTTTGTTTTGTATTACGAAGACAGGCCATCACTTGATCCATCTCATCTGGATGTATGTCTATTACAATAGAGTCATGCACGGTATTGACAATCAAGCTTTGCAAACCTGCACGATCCAGCTCTTCTTGAAAGTTAAGAAGAACAAGGGGGACAATGTCAGCTGTTGCTAACGATTGCACAGGATAGTTTTTAATTTGTGTGAAGAACGAAACAGTGCCGTTCATTCTACGTTTAACATCAGGAAAACTAAACTGACGACCTGATGGTGTAGTTATTTGTTTTGTTGTTAAAGCCTCCGTAGCCAATCTGGAATGCCAAGCTTTGATCCCTTTGTACTTTTCCGTGAAGTGTTCATAATATGCAGCTTCAGAAGGCGATCTCCCAAAGCCTGTTGCTCCATAGAGCGGCGCGAAAGTGTGAGCCTTAGCCTCTTGGCGGCTAGTAGGCTGGCCAGCGTCAGAAATAACGCTAGCAGTGTAGCTATGCACATCAAATCCATTTACAACCTCATTAATTGCTGTTTCATCTTGAGAAAGAAATGCGGCTACACGGAATTCAAGCTGAGCAAAGTCAGCTTCCATGATTGTGCCACCATCCCAGCGTGAAACAAAGACTCGTTTCACAGGGAATGTGCCGCCTCGTGGCATGTTCTGTAGGTTTGGTTCACGACTAGCTAGTCTGCCTGTCGCTGTTTGATGCTGGACTAGACGAACATGAAGTCTGTCATCATCTTTGGTAAAGATGTTAATGCCGCCACAGAAACTACTTAGATAGCTATCTAAGGCTGAAAGCCGACGAACTTTTGCCAAGAAGTTCTCAGCATCCTTCATGCCGCGTGAACGTGCCACACCCTCTAGATGCTCTAGGTTGCCCTTGCTACAGCCAAAGCCATTAGCACTGATCCATGTAGCTTGAGGTGCTTGGAATTTTAGGCCAGCAACCTCGCGTGTTTTATCGTAGTGAACACCCTCACCCAGGCACGACTGACATATACGGACAGCCTTACCTATTGTGCCGTCCTTCTTACGTGCGCGTTTACGACCTGCACCTGAGCAGTCCTTACACTGTCGGGCTTTGGTTTTCATTACGATGGTAGAGTTAGCATTGACCTGCTGACGGAACTCACCCTTGCTCATATAGTCAGTAAAGAAGTTAGGCCATATGGCTTTGTCATTTACCTTACGGCTGTAGATCAACCATGAAAGCTGTTCAGGGCTATTGAGATTGATGGGTGTATCGCCCATGAGCGTACGCACTTCAGCCTGTAGCTCATGCTCTAGCGTCAGCTTCTCTTGTGTGAACTGCTCTGTAACTTCATTCAATACCTGTCTGTCTACTTTGAAACCATTGCAGTAGATACGGCACAAAGCCTTGCATACTTGATTAGTAATAGTGACTGTCTGAAGTAGACCGCTATCACCAGTGGAATTTAAACGTGTCCAAAGTTTGTCAGACAGCTGCTGAGTTGCATGAAGATCGTGCTTTAGATAATAGCTAAGTTCGTTATGCGGTATGTCGCGTATGGATACACCATCCGACATGTACTTCTTGAGTGTGTCATCCTTCTGAGTCTCAAGCTCATAGCGTTCAGCACAAGCCTCAAGGCTTAGCGGTTGTTTCTGACCACGCTGTAGTACGTACTCGCCAAGCATTGTATCAAAGACAGGGCCATCATACTTGAAGCCTGACTCCCATAGCCACATCAAATCGTGTGCTGCATTGTGCATGATCAGAACCGTAGTTGCATCTAGGAATTCTTGTACCAAGACATGACCATGTTCATCAGCATCAACCTCACCGTGGTCAAAGGTAACGATACGTTCAACGCCTTGGTCATTTAACATACCCACCATTACTAATGAGTTCGTTGTCTCAAATGGGTCGAGGTGTAACTTACCGTCTCGCCTTGTGACTGTGTTTTCTACATCAAGCGTAAGCTTCATAGTGTCTCCTTTGTCATCTATACAATTCCACTACATAGAAAATGTAGCAGTGATGGGATCAAGCAGTGTGTGACACATACCGTGCTTTCCCGTCAGTTTGTTCTTAACAATAACCCAGTGCCTTTGAGGATCATCTTCCTGTTGACCATCGACCATCGGGTTCTTTGTCAGACAGAACATGATATCAGCCTCTGCTGCTTTGCCTGTCTTACTACCCTCAAGCATAGACTGATTGACCATTGTTCGTCCTTCGGCCTCAGCTGACATCTGAGACATGGCAAAGATGCAACAACCATATTGCTTACCTATTATGCGAAAGCGTATGTAGGTGGCCTTCAGAGCTTCGTGTGCGGCAGTAAAGTTTCCGTCAGGTAAAAACTTATCAGCCATGTCACATATAACAATGTCAGGCTTTACGCGTTTAACAACAGCTTCCATACGATCCACGTCCCATGTAGTCGCGTCTGTGATCTTAAAATTGCTTTGCCAGTTTGAGTCAGAACCAAGCCGCATGTTAACGAAGGTCTGATTTTTAGGTTGTCTAATTTCACCTAATGATAGATTCGTTGCGGCGGACATGTGCCTTGACGTAATCCGAGGTGTAGCTTCTTCGTTAGCTAGCACAAGAACCTTTGCCCCCTGATCTATAAAACCCTCTGGTCCTGATACAAGATAAGCAATTGAGCTGGTCTTGCCTGTGTTTGGACGCGCAGCTCCTACGATCAGCTGTCCATCATTCACGCCTGGCCAGAGTTCGGCCACAGGTGGGAGATTAATCTTCCATTTGAATGTCAGGTTAACTTGTTCAAGTACGTAGTCTAAGTCAGTGTTATCGAAGTCAACACGTACCGTGGGCATGAAGTCATCTTCATACTGCGCAACCATATCCCGAAGCGCAGACATGTTTTTGACCTTACCGTTGGTCATGTCGAAAGCATGATTGACAAGCTCTTCAGCTACGCATTGACGCCAGAGATCACGAAGCACACCCTCAGCCAAGTCTAAACCAAGTGGCTGTTCGCTTCTCATTTCATTGAACCTGTCCTTGAACATGCTTCTTTGTGCTGTCGTAAGGGCTGGGTATGTGGTTGTGAATACTGCCTCAAGTTCTGAGACAGTAAGATCTCTTTGATATTCTTCATGCGCTGTATCCAGCACAGTCTTAATTTTGTTAGCCTCGTCTGAAAAAATAGCTGGCTTAGTTAAAGCACGATGCGCTTCGTAGAAATCTTTTTTCAATAAGGACTGCATTAACGCAAGTTCCATGTTAAACCCTTTGTCATAAGTAAGTATTCACTATAAGAATATACACAGAGTATCACTCTATCATGACACTCTGTGCGCAAACTCTATCCTAGTTAGATCGTTTAGTAGGTCTGATACCCCTTCTCTCTTTGACTGTTAAGGATACTTCACCATATTTGCTTTCAACAGTTGCTAAATCATTCTGTAATTCATCGATGATTTTTTTAGCATCCATTATATCGGTGGCCTCCAGATCAATCTGAATAGTTGCTCTCATTTTCATTGTATTATTCCTCTGCGGTTAGGTTTTTAACGTGCAGTTAACGCCTTGCACGACTCCATTTTAAAATTGACCAACATTCGGTCATACACTTTTTTGTCACAAGACCAGTTAGACTGGTTTGATCTAAACTTTACATTGAGGGGCGGTGGGGCTGTAGCACAATCATCATCACGATTAATGTGATAGATTTTCAATGTCGCCCCCCCAAACTTTGAGAGATCTAACATCATTTGTTCTCCTATACTTGATGTCATCTGTTAGGTTGAGTGCACTTGTATTGAAGCCTACACTCCGTAGCTTCTTAGTAATTGATATTGTCTTATCTCTAGCGTCTGGATCTAAGGCTATAACTAGTTTGTCAAAAGATCTCAACTGCGAAATGTATTCATCACGCATACTAGTTCCCATGAGAGCTATGCCAGTAAGTGCCGAGTTTACTGTAGGTACAACAGATGCAGATATAGCATCTTCAACTACCACACCAGTAGGTCCATAGCCCTTGCGATACAAACTGTCTGAGTTGTTGTAACGCTTCCACTTCATCGACGATTTATTTATTGCCCTGCCAACAGCGTCAACGAGCTTGTTGTCACGAAGTACAGGAAACACAACACGATTATCTTTTATGTCAAACAAAAGATCATCACTGGGAATACCCCACTGATCAG